GGGAGAAACAAAAGGATTACGGTCGACTAGGTTCTGGAGAAGCCCGGTTTGCTTGCGCTGCTCTTCGAGCTGGGCGGTCATGGCCTCGATGACCGGGTTTGCGCCGACGCCAATCACGTTGCCGAAGCCTTCTGGGCCTTTGAAATCGGGGGTCTTGGTAGGGGTCTTACCCATGTCGATGCCTTCGGTAAGTTTGCGGCCTTCCGCCGTGTTCTTGTAAAAATCTAGGGCGTCCTGCTGTAGTCCTTTGTCCCGAGAGATGCTGGAGATGCTTTCTCCGGCCGCCAGACGGCGCTTAAACTGATCGGGCAAGACGAAGTCCTTGAACTCCGTGCTGGTCAGGACTTGCTTGGTAATCTCGGCACGGCCCTCTTCGGCGAGCCGCTGCTCTTCTTTTAGTTCGGCGCGACGCTTGAAGAATGAAGCGGCCTTCTGTTCTTCGCTTGTGGCGAACTTGCTTTCACCCCTGGCGATAAGGTCTAGTCCGTCCTTGGCGTCCTGCTTAGCCTTTTCGATTGCACCAGTGATGTAGGAAATCGCACCCTGTAGAAGGATCATCGGGGCGGTGAAGCCGAGGAAGATGTCCTTGAACGCCGTGCTGAACTTCTTCTGAATGTCCTCGACCTGCTTGGAGAAGGACACGGTCGCCGACTTGGCCTTATCCATCGCCTGGGGGACGTCGGAGGTCGTCTTAATGTTTACTGTCAGGTCTTGGGCCATGTCAGGGGGTGCTTTCCTTTGCAGGATTGGAAGCAGACGCGGCGGCCTCCTTGGCTTCCTCTTCGGCCATGAAGGCTTCCTCCTCGGGCGACATGATCGCCACGTCCGCACCTTTGCGGATAGCCAGGGCGGAGTTGAGCCAGATGGCCTGGCACTCTGGCATTTCCCAAGCCCGCTGTTCGGGGATGCCCGACGCAATCAGGTTAGCCACGATGGACAGCGGCCAAGGCACGCCCTTGTCCCCGCCCCCTGACTTAGTCTTGGTCTGCTCCCAGAACTTGGGCCAGTCGGCGACGAGGATGTAGCCGGCGAAGGCTTCCAGCAGGCGCTCGAACTTTGCGGGGTTACGCTGAAGGCTTAGGATGCGCAGCTTGTCCACCCAGCCTATGTCGCCCAGCTGCTCTTCGGCGCACACTTGGCAGGCGAAGATAAGGTCGGCGGGGGTGATGCCGCGGGAGCCGGTCACTAGGGGCGAGTCGAAGGCCATCAGGCGCACCCTGTACTTGAGGCACCAGGGGTAAAGAGTTCGACCCAGAACCTTGAAGGGAGCCGGGTCGACGTAGGCGTTGAGGAAGCGACGGTCCACTGTCCTCTAGACTGCCCCCCTTTCGGGGGTGTCAATTACGCAGGCGTGATGCCTTCGTAATCAATCGCCGTGATCGTGACGGCGGTAAAGCCCTTGTTCGAGCCCTTGTCGTCAATCTTGGTGATGGTCCCGACAAACGACGCGGAGGCCGAGCCAGCCGGGTAGGCCGAAAGAGTGTTGACCGTGAAGGAAAGAGCGGCGCCTAGGACGGGCATCGAGGTCGTTTTGGCGATGCCTTCGATGGTAATCTCGCTCTTGCGGTCATCCAAGCGGTGGGTCTTGGTGATGCCCGTCTCGTCAACCACGGTGACGTCAGCGTTGAAGGAGGACGAGAGGCTGTAGCTCTGCACGAAGAGGTTTGCGACAGTGCCCGCGACTCCGTAGATGCAGGTGGTTCCGTTTGAGATGGCGGCCATTTGTAATTGCAGGCTTTGGAATTGGCTTAGGCAGGCAGGACCACCAGCACGTCGAAGGCGAAGGAGGTCGCCCAGGAGCGTTCGTCGATGCCCTCGTCTTCGGAGACCACGGTGACGTCGTAACAGGCCGCGTCGGTCGAGGTGACGAAGGCCGCCTTGATGGAGGTCAGGTCGCGCATATTGCCGGACAGGGCGGCGCAGCGGGCACGGTGATCGGCGAGGGTCGTGTCGTCAGCGTTCGAAAACAGGGTGATGCGGACCGAGCAGCTGAAGTTGCCCGCGCCTTCGGGGAGGTCGGCAGGGCTCCGGGCGGACTCGCACAGGACCACGGCCTTGGGCAGGGTCTGGGTCGCGGCGCTGTCACCCGTCAGGAAGGCCACGGTGGTCAGCCCGGTCTGGGTGGATAGGTAGGTGGCCAAGGTGGCCTCTACGATGTGGCGGATGCTCTTCGTGCCCATTGTACCTTTGCCCGCTTTGGTAGGGAAAGGGGCTTGACGAGATAGGGGGCTGGGCTTTTGCTTCAGGAGTTCCACCGATGCTCTGCCAACAGGACCCAGTACTTGCCGCGTTCTTCGCCATCTTCGAGGATGCGGTACCGCGTCAGCCTAAGCGCCGTTCGCCCAAGGTTCGCCGTGGGCCTATGCTGGCCCGCTTGTATGCTGGCGATACGCCTGCGTCCTATGTCTGCGAGCCCAAGGTCGACGGCCTCCGCGTCCTGATCACTGCGGACCTGTCCCGCCGCACCGTCCGCTTCGAGACACGCAACGGCAACCCGATGCCCTCCCTCAACCATCTGGCCGACGAAGTGCTCGACCTCCTGGTTGGCAAGGATGGCGTCTGGCTGCTCGACGGCGAGGCCGTGTCCGGCAAGTCCTTCTTCACCTCGGTCGGTGCCCTGCGCTCGGAACAGTCCGCCGACGATGCCCGCGTCTGGCTGTTCGACCTTCCCTCCGTGGTTGGCGATTACAGCACTCGCCGTGCCTCTCTGGAGGCTTTGTTCGCTCAGTCCTACCCTACCTCCCTCCTGCTCATTCCTAGCGTCTCCTGCACCCCAGAAGAAGCCTTTCTCCGCTTTAGCGCCGAAGGCTTCGAAGGTGCCATGGTCAAGGACACGACCGCCCCCTACTCCCACGGCCTCCGCTCCAGGGCTTGGCTCAAGGTCAAGGATGCCGACACGACTGATGCCGAGATTGTCGACGTCGTCGAAGGCACGGGCAAGTGCGCCGGGATGGCTGGCCATATCGTCGTGCGCTGCGGACGCCGCCTCGTCAATGTCGGCACCGGCATGGACAACGCCACGCGCGTCGCCCTGCTCGCCGACCGCTCTCAGCTTATCGGCCAGACCGCCGAGGTGGACTTCCAGATGAAGACCCCGACCGGGTCCCTGCGCCACCCGGTGTTTGTCCGAGTTCGCGGGGACAAGTAATCACATCCCGTTCTTCTTGGCGGTTCGGGCGATGAACTTTGCTAGGTCCTGCTGCATCATCTTATCCCGATTGCCTAGCGCAAGGGTCAGCGTGTCCGCCGCGTCGGCGATGTAATTGACGTTGCCGAGGAGGTTTTTGATCTGAATAAAGACCTCCTTGACGGTGTAAGTCTGCGTTGCCGAGCCTAGGCCGCCGTGACGGGCCACCCACATCGTGTCCCGCAGCTTGGCGCCGAAGCGTCCGCTTGCGACGTTGGACTGCATCGGGGGTTTGAGCATCGTCAGGGCCCGAAGCCATCCAGCCTTGGTCTTGCCGACGGCCATCTGCCGTTCCCTGATATACTCATCGAGTTCTTGCTTTGACTCAACCAGGAGCCGAGGGACGCCGATGCGCTGGCCTCGCTTGATGCGTCCGCCGAACTTGGCCTTTACACGGTCATGATGGCTACGCAGGTCTCGGGCATAGTCAAAGCCGTATTCGTTTGCGGCAATCGGCACGCGGTTAAGGTAGTTCTTCGCCTTCAGGAACGCCCGGTCATAGTTCTGGTCGTTCAGGATTTTTGTCATGATCGGCGAGATGCGTAAAGTCTCGATGCGAGACTTCTTGATAATCTTATCAAAGGACGCGCGGTTATTCGTTTGGGTCGCATGGGCCAAGCTCTGGAAAACGATGGCCTTCTGGCTGTTGATGTTTCGGTCCCCTACGGCCACGAAGATTTTGCGGATGTCTCCGGCCACGGCGCCTTCGCCCGCCTTCTTGGCCGCGTTGGAAAGACCTTGCCCGCCGCCTGCTGCCATCGGCGCAGTAAAGACCGCCAAGTCCTGGCATAGGAGCATGGCTTGCTTTGTGGCCGCGCTCTGTGCGTCCATGCCGATTTCATTATAGACCCTAGTCAGCGTGGCGTTGAAATCTGCCAGCGACTTCCGAGGGATGCTGACCTCTACCACGGCGGGTTACTGGTTATCGTCGATGACGACGAGCGTGATCCATGCCGACCCGGGCTTGTAGGTCTGGCTCGTGATGCGGACGGTCTTCCCGCCGGCCACAATCTTCTTCCCCTGGGCAAGGCTGGCGATGGGCACCCCTGCCGACAGTAGGGCCGCCGATGCCCCAATAGACCCGTCTGGCTGGCTCCAGGAGGCCGTTACAGCGGGGAGCCTGACCGAGTACTGGGTCCGCTCCATATACCCCCCTGCTTCGAGGACGGTCGAGACAGCGGGGTCGGAGATGAGGCAGGAGAAGGTGATGGCCCCAGAGTTGGCCGACCCGGCCACGCCGAAGTCCGCCACCATCTCTTTGGCGTCATTAAGAAACTCGGTTCCGTAGAGGCTCATCCTATACTTGCCCGGATTGGTAGGGGGCACAAAAAAGGCCCCCATTGCTGGGAGCCTCGTTTGTTTGCCTTGCGGCGGCTGATTAGGCCGTGGTGAGGCGGTTGAGCGAGGTCGCGCGACCGACAGCGGCACCGAAGAGCAGCGTGGCGGTGACGTTGTAGTAGCCGCTCTGTTCCTGACCCATGAGGATCTGGACGCCGAGGCCGGTGTCGGCGTCGACAGCGTTGGCGACTTCGAAGCCCGGGATCTCGCTCATCGGGAGAGCCGAGGCGACAGCGATCGCGTCAGCGCCGCAGGAGAAGCCAGCGAGGTTACCCGTGGACGGGAGGCTGTTCCACTGGTAGACGGCGGCACCGGCGAGGGTACCGATCTGGCCGGAGGTCAGGATGCCAGCACCGAGGACGGAGTTGCCGATGATGGTCGCGTCGGCGAGGAGGCCGTTGGCGTAGGTCGGGTTCAGGATGAACGCGCGGGGCTCAGCGGCCTTGGCGGCGTCGAGGACACCCTTGGAGGCGACGACTTCAGCGTAGGTCAGGCCAGCGCCGGTGTTCGTGCCAGAGGCGTAGTTGCCCGAGGTGATGAGAGCGCCGATTTCAGCCAGGCACTTTTCAGCGAGGGCGTTGGCGGCGGTCGGGACGAAGGAGTTCGAGAGGAACTGAGCGCCGTACGACTTGACGTCGAGGGGCGAGAAGCGGGACGAAACCTTGAAGTGCTTCAGGGTGACGTTCGCGGCGGTGATCGTCGCGTCGTCCTGTTCGAGGTAACCATTGGCACCGAACTCGGTGGCAGTGGAGACGCCGATCAGGGGAACCTGGACGGTCTTTCCGGCGGACGACTCAGCGGCGGTGAAGACGCTGGAGAAGGCACGGAGGGCGGGGAGCTTGCCCTTGAGGGAAGCGATGACGCTTTCAGCGAGGATGCTGGGAGCGGCGACGATGGAGTTGGCCATAGTGTGTTAGTATTGGGTGAGTGTTGAGGGGAAATTAGATGCAAGCCTTGATGATGGCGTGCTTGTTGGCAGCGAAGTAGTCGTTGCGCTCCTTGGAGCCGACCGGGAGGGACATAAAGGTCGCAAGGTGGTCGACGGCTTCGGCGGTGGGCTTGCCATCCGCGGGGCTGAGTTCGACCGGGGAGACGCCGACGGAGGCCACGATCTTGGCGGCTTCCTTGGAGGCGCTGACCTTGGTCGCTTCATGCTGCTCGACGAGGGCCTTGAAGGACTCGGACTCTTTGACGGCCACTTCGAGGGCGGCGGTCAGTTCGGCGAGCTTGGCGTCCTTGGACGCGGCTTCGACCTTGAGGCTTTCGAGTTCGGCAGAGACGCCGACCGTCATCTTTTCCACAGTCGTGCGGAGGTCGTCGCGCTCGGCGGTGAGGCCAGAGACGGCGGCGGTGGCGGCGAGGAGTTGCTCTTCGATGGTCATCTTATGTTTGCTATGAATGGAATTATTTGCGGACTGTTCGCGGTCGAGTTGCTCGACTTTACGCTCGGCCCACTCGGCGGTCCGCATGATGTCGCCGGAGGTCGGGCCACCCCATAACGCCCACGCCACGGCCCCTGCTCCAGGGAAGTCCTTGCCGTCGGGCTGGTTGTTCGGGGCGTCCATGTCGGGCTTGTGCCGGCGGAACCAAGGGCCCATCCGGCGCAGCTTGTCTTCGGAGACAGAGCCGTCCGCCATCTCGCGGGCTTCGCGAAGAGTCTTGTCCGTGACGCCGTCGCCCGACTTGCCCTCGGCGTGCCATTCAAGGCCACGTCGAGCTGCGGAGGATACGTAGTCGGGGACGCTGATCGCCATCAGAACGAACGCAGGGCGTCGTTGAAAGAGTCAGCCAAGCCCGTGACTAAGCCCTGGGCGGCGGCCTGCTTGCCGGAGAAGACCTGACCTTCCATGGCTTCGGCCTTAACCATCTTGCGCTTCATGTTCACGGCTTCCTTGAACTCGGCGTGGATCGTGTCGACGCCCTCTTGGAGGTTGCCCATCTGGCCTTCGTCGAGGGACGTGCCTTCGATGCCAGCGCCCTTGAACTTGCCGGACTTGATGACCACCATCTTGATGCCGGCCATCTTGGCGGCTTCGGAATAGTCAGGGATGGCCATGTAGACGCCGATGCTTCCGACGGTGGAGGACGGGCTGGCGACGACGCGGTCCGCAGCCGAACCAATCCAATAGGCGGCGGACGCCATCTCGGAGTCCGTGTAAGCGAGGGTAGGCTTTCCGAAGTTGCGCACCTTGTTGGCGAGTTCCTCGACGCCGGTGACCGTGCCACCAGGGGAAGAGATTTGCAGGGCGACCTTCTCGACATCAGGGCTGGCGGCGAACGCGTCCAGAGCCTCGGAGATTTCGTTCACGTCCACGGCGCCCATCATCTTCTCAAGAGGGGACAGGCCCTTGCCGATCACGCCGACGACGGGGATGATGCCGATGCCGTCGACGACGTAGGGCTTAGGGGCCACGCCGAAGAGCTGGGCGAGCATATCCGTGAAGCCGAACTTCTCGGCGATAACAGCG